ATGACGCCGCTTGCCCTGGGTCCGCCGGCGACCGAGCCGGTGACGCTTTTTGAAGCTCGCCAGTTCCTGCGCCTCGACCAGACCGAGGAGGACGACTTGCTGGCCACTCTGATCACGGCCGCCCGGCTGATGATCGAGGCGGCCTCGGGGCGCTGCCTGATCGAGCAGCCCTGGCGGATCGTGCTCGACCGTTGGCCGGCGGGCGGCGAGATCCGCCTGCCGCTCTCGCCGCTGCTGCGGATCGACGCGGCGCGCGTCTATGACGTGCTGGCTCGGCCCAGTCAGTCGCGAGCGCGTCGCTGACGTTGGACAAGGCCGCCGATCCGCCGGTCATTCGTCTGACCGGCGAGGTGCCCGAGATCGGTCGTGCCCATGGCGCGATCGAGATCGATCTCGTCGCCGGCTACGGGGCGACCGCCGCTGCCGTGCCGGCGCCGCTGCGGCAAGCGGTCCTGCGCCTCGCTGCCCGCTGGTTCGAGCAGCGTGGAGACGTTGCCGGGCGCGATGCGCAGGCTCTGCCGGCCGCCATCGCCGCACTGGTCGCGCCGTTTCGCCGCGGGAGGCTTTGAAGATGGCGCAGGAACCTGCCGCCATCGGCCGGATGCGGCGCCGGCTCGTGCTGGAGGCGCCGGTGGCATCGCCGGACGGTCTCGGCGGCGCGACGCAAGCTTTCGAGGCCGTGGCCGCGTTCTGGGCGCAGGTCGAATGGATCTCCGGCACCGAGGCCTGGCGGCAGGGCCGACCGGAGCAGTCGCGCAACTATCGCATCACGATGCGCTGGCGCGGCGATCTCGATGCCGGCCGGCGCGTGCGTGACGGCGATCGCATCTTCGACATCCGCTCCGCCGCCGACCCGGATGGCGCGCGTCGGCGGCTGGTCTGCTTGGCCGAGGAGGTGACGCCATGAGCGATGCCATCCTGGCTCTTCGCGCTGCCGTTCAGGCGCGCCTCGTCGCGAATGCAGACCTCACGGCGCTGATCGGCCCCGACCGCGTCTTCGACGAGGCGCCGCGTGCGGCGCGCGGACTCTATGTCGTCCATGGCGAGGTCGAGGCGCGCGATTGGTCTACCGGCAGCGACCGGGGCTGCGAGCAGGAATTCGCGCTTGTCGTCTGGGCCGCGCAGAGCGGCTCCTCGCGGCAGGCGCTGGAGGCGGCCGGCCTGATCGTCGCGGCGCTCGACCAAGTCGATCTCGTCCCGGAGGGGCATGCGCTGATCAATCTGCGCTGGCTGTCGAGCCGGCTCGCACGCGAGACGCGCAACGGATTGCCTCAGGTGACGATCCGCTTTCGCGCCGTCACCGAAACGCTCTAGCTGAATAGAAGGAGAAGCCGCATGGCGGCACAGAAGGGCAAGGACCTGCTGCTCAAGGCGGGGGATGGTGCCGGCGGTTTCGTCACGGTCGCTGGCCTGAGGGCGCGGCAGATCGCCTTCAACGCCGAAACCGTCGATGTGACGCATTCGGAATCGGCCGGGCGCTGGCGTGAATTGCTGGCGGGTGCCGGTGTACGCAGGGCCAGCATCAGCGGTGCCGGCATCTTCAAGGACGAAGCCTCCGACGCACTCGTCCGTCAGAGTTTCTTCGACGGCGTGATCCGGGACTGGCAGATCGTCGTGCCGGATTTCGGCACGATCTCGGGGCCGTTCCAGCTCACGGGCCTGGAATATCGCGGCGACCATGCCGGCGAGGTCACCTTCGACCTCTCGCTGGAATCCGCCGGGCTCCTGGCCTTCGCGGCGCTTTGAGGAGATGGCCATGGTCAACCGTCATCGCGGCGAGACCGCGCTCATGGTCGCCGGCGAAACCTTGCCGATGCGGCTGACGCTCGGTGCGCTCGCCGAACTCGAACATGCCTTCGCCGTCGACAGCCTCCCCGCGCTCGGCGAGCGCTTCGTCGAGGGCAGGCTTTCCGCCCGCGACATCATCCGCATCATCGCGGCGGGCTTGCGTGGAGCGGGCAGGGCGATCCGTGACGAGGATGTCGCGGAGCTGTCCTTCGACGGCGGTCTCGGCGGCGCGATCAAGGCGGCGATCGCGCTGCTCGAGGCGACTTTCGGCGAGAGCGGTGACGCAGCCCGCCCTCCGCAGCCGCCGGCCTAGGCGCGCCGGCGGGTTTTCCCTGGGACGAGGTGATGACCTTCGGGCTCGGGCGGCTGGCCTGGCCGCCCGATCGCTTCTGGGCCGCGACGCCGCGCGAGATCGCGGCGGCATTGCGGGCCCATCAGGACCAGTCCCGTAGCGCGGCCCCGGAGCGGCCCGCGCTGGCGGCGCTGATGGACGCCTTTCCAGATGCCTGAGGCGGCAATTCCAAGCGACTGATTGAGAGGATGACCATGACGGATGATGACGGTATCGAGTCCGGGGGGCGCCTCTCGGACTTGAAGGCGATGGACCGGCTGACCCAGTCCCTGAGCCGATCCTCGGAGAGCTTCGGCAAGTCGATCGTCAGCGCCTTCTCGCGCGGCGTCGTCGAGGGCAAGCGTTTCGAGGACGTTCTGCGCAGCGTCGGCCGCTCGATGACCGACAGCCTGCTCAAGACGGCGTTGAAGCCGCTGCAGACCGGCCTGTCGAGCTTGCTCAGCTCGGGCGTCAAGAGCCTGACCGGCCTGTTCGGCGGCATCGGCCTGGGCGGCTCTGGAGGTGGAGGCATTTCGGTCGCGCCCTTCGCGGAGGGCGGCATCGTCTCCTCGCCCTCCTATTTCCCGACTGGGCGCGGGCTCGGCCTGATGGGCGAGCGCGGCGCCGAGGCGATCATGCCGCTCTCTCGCGGACCCGACGGGCGCCTCGGCGTCCGTGCCGGTGGCGGGCAGGGGCGGCCGCTCAATGTCGTCGTGCAGGTCTCGACCCCCGATGCCGACAGCTTCCGCCGCTCGGAGGCGCAGGTTTCCGCCGCGATCGCGCGCGCGGTCGCCCGCGGCCGGCGGGCGCTGTGAGGGAGTGGAGGCATGCCCGATTTCCATGAGGTCCGGTTCCCGCTCGATGTCGCGCGCGGCGCGCGCGGCGGGCCGGAGCGCCAAACCCATATCGTGACGCTCGCCTCCGGGCGGGAGGTGCGCAACAGCCGCTGGGCGCATTCGCGCCGCCGCTACGATGCCGGGCTCGGCATTCGCAATCTCGATGCCCTGGCCGCGGTGGTGAGCTTCTTCGAGGAGCGCCGCGGGCGGCTGCACGGCTTCCGCTGGCGCGACCAGCTCGATTGGAAGAGCTGTGCGCCTTCGCAGCAGCCGGCGGCGACCGACCAGGTCATCGGTATCGGCGACGGCGTCGCAGCTACGTTCCAGCTCTGCAAGGTCTACGGAACAGGTGCGTCCGCCTATAGCCGGGAGATCACCAAGCCCTGCGACGATACCGTCAGGCTCGCCATGGACGGCGTCGAGCTGCCGGCCAGTGCCTTCTCCTGCAATCTCTCGACCGGGCAGGTCACCTTCGCCGCCGGGTCGATCCCGCCGCCGGCTGCCGTCGTGACAGCCGGCTTCGCTTTCGACGTGCCCGTCCGTTTCGACGCCGACGCGATCGAGGTCGATCTCTCCGCCTTCGCGGCCGGCGAGATCCCGCGCGTTCCCGTCGTCGAGATCATCCCCTGAGGCCTGCTCCATGCGTGACATTCCTTCCGCTCTCGCCGCCCATATCGAGGCGGCTGCGACCACGCTCTGCCATTGCTGGAGCCTGACGCGTCGCGACGGGCTGGTGCTCGGCTTCACTGATCACGATCGCGAGCTGTCGTTCGAGGGTATCGACTTTGCCGCAATGACCGGTCTCGAAGCGGCGGAAAGCGCGGCGGAGCTCGGCTTCGCCGTCGGCGGGGGCGAGGTCGCCGGCGCGTTCGCCGCCCTCGGCCTGAACGAGGCCGATCTCGCGCGCGGGCTCTATGACGATGCGCGCGTGCGCGTCTGGTTGGTCAACTGGGCCGATCCCGACCAGCGGGTCCTGCTGGAAGAGGGCTTCGTCGGCGAGATCAAACGGGGGGAAGCGAGCTTCACGGCGGAGATCCGCAGCTTCGCCAAGGCCTTCGACGAGGAGCGCGGGCGGCTCTACATGCGCTCTTGTTCGGCCGATCTCGGCGATGCGCGCTGTGGTATCGTGCTCGCCGCGGCGGAAGGCGAGGTCTTCGCGAGCGATGGGCGACTATCAGTCTCGGTCGAGGGCATGGAGTCCTACGCCGATGGCCATTTCAACGGCGGTCGGCTGATGTTCATCAGCGGCGCCAATGCGGGTTTTGCCACTGAGGTGAAACGGCATGGCCGTGAGGGTGTGCAGGCGCTGTTCCAGCTCTGGCAGGCACCGGCGGCGCCGATCGTCCCCGGCGACGGCTTCAGGGTCACGCCGGGCTGCGACAAGAGTTTCGCGACCTGTCGCGCCAAGTTCGGCAACGGCGTCAATTTCCGCGGCTTTCCGCATATGCCGACCACCGACTTCATCATCGGAGGTGTCCGTCCCGGCGACGGCGCGCTCGATGGCGGGAGCCTGTTCCGATGA